CTAGAGCATCTAAAAAATATTTTTCTAGTGTGCAAGCAAACGCCAAACACTAAGCACTGGATGCCAACCCGTGAAGCTCAATTTTTAAAAGATATTGACCCGGCCACAGTTCCGCCAAATTTAATAATTAGAATGTCTTCACACATGATAGGACAGGGACCAGTTAAACAATGGCCCTGGACGTCTACAGTCTCAACAGCCCCTGAAGCTCGAACCTGTCCGGCACCGGACCAGGGCAACGAGTGCGGCAGCTGTAGACAGTGCTGGGACAGGTCCACACCTAACGTGTGTTACGGTAAACATTAATATGGAATTCAGACACCCAAAATATTACGCTGCGCTCAGGAAGCAGGGTCGCAAGCTTAAGGAAACAAGCTGTCCTTTCGATAAGCTCCCAAGCGTTCAAGCTCGAAGCGACAAGCATCCCAGCCGGAGGCTAAGGGTTCAAGCTTCAAGCCAGAGTCTACAAGCTCCAGGATCTGATGACCAGGGTACAAGCGCACAAGCCCACGGTCCGGGGTGCAAGCAACAAGGATAAAAGTATTTTTTTTATGCTTCACGTGGAAGGCTATTTGGTGGGGTGAGAAGCGAATTTTATTAGCAAATGTTAGCTTCAATTCCAGTGTAAAAAAGTGCTCGTAAGTAGTATAACCCAATAGATCGGGAGTCCCCAATAAGCTACGGTTTTCAAGTCTATTCCACGATATTGTTTTAATTTTTCTTTTAAGTTCACGGTATAAATCAGTCTCTTTTTTCAAGTTGCTAACCTCAGACTGTTTATAGCTTGCCAATTATCTTTGGCATCTTCCATGTACCACCAAGTTTAACACCTTTTAAATTTAAAATGTGAGTGTCTCTATCACCAATCATTCGAGATTCCAACAACTGAATTTCAATTAGATCTATTTTTTCTCCGTTAGGTAATTCAATTTGAACTCTTGCATTTTGTGCGGCTGGTGACACTAGGAATTTGTCTAGATATTGTCTTAATTCTTTCGCTTTCATAAGTCTTGATATATATCCCACAAATCTATATATTGCAACTATGAGTCAAGAATTAGTCGAAAAGAAGGCAACACCTTTAGCTGAAACTGATGGCCTTACAATCATGCAGAGAAAATTCTGTGAGTATCTTATACTCAATGAAGGTAGAACTACAGCAACAGCAGCAGCTATACATGCAGGTTATGCAGAAAACTCTGCAGCTGTAGAAGGATCTAGATTACGTAGGAATCCAAAGATAGAGGCATACATTAGAAAAAGATCTAATGAAGTTAACAGAGCATATGTAGTTACAAAATCAAACTATGTAAAACGTCAGTCTGTGTTATCTCAAAGACTTGTAGATGAAGGTAAGATTAAAGATGCATCAGTGTATGAAACATTGATAGGTAAAGCTACAGGACAATTTAGTGAAACAAATGTTAACTTAAATATAAATGCTACAGATCTGAAAGAACGTGAAGAAGAAATCAAAAGACTCAAAGAATTAAACGAACAAAGAATTGCAGATACAAAACTTATAGAGTAACCTTCTCCATTTTAGTTATACACCCAATTGGAAATACATTTCTATCTGAAAACAACTCATCACCTTCTTCGTAAGATGCAAACGTTCTAACATTCTTTTTATCTTTGTTGAATAGGTACGCGTGAGTTACCATAACTGAAGGCATGAATCCACAGAAGTCATGTTCGGTAGCATGACCACTATCACCTGTGATATCAACCCATGTAATTTTATAAAAGTAATATCTTTTCTTTTTGATTACAACTGATTTATATTTAGATTTTTTTGCTCTTCTCATGGTGTACCCCTTTTAACATATGAAAAAATAAAAAACAAAATTCATGTACGTGACCCCCTATACTGTTGCAATTCCTAGCTTTTTTAACAATTGTACCAATTGTACCTCATTGTACCAAGGGGTCTTGGTACAAATTTGAGCAATTAAGCGTTGGTATATAACACTTTTTTAAATTGTACCAATTGTACCTAGGTTTTAAAAAAAATAAAAAAAATTTTTTTATTTTATAGAGAATAATCGTATACAATCCTAAAATCGTGCTATTATCCCTGTATTTACTGGTCATTTTGCTCTGAAATTGTACCTGAAGCGTCTTTTTTCTCTGGTACATTTGGTACAATTTTATAATATTCGTCTACTCTACGTAAAAATTGGTGCATATACCCCTGGAATTCCTCATCGTGTACCTCAAACTTCTGGAAAAAACAGTCCTTGCTACACATTAGAATGATTCCAGATTGTATCTTCGTGTCATAGACTTGGTTGTGAGCCATTGCATACGCGGCCAGCTGCACAAAGTAGTCATCAATCCATTCTCGTTGTTTTGGTTTGTTGGTTTGCTTGAAGTCAATAATAGATGGTTTACCTGCATACATTCCTACAACATCGGTTGCACCTGCATACAGTCCAGGATAGTATAATGTTACTTCACTACCCCACACTTCTTCCAGGTCCCCGAGCCCCGATTCAATAACAACTTTAGCCATTCGTTCTGCTTCACGGCCAATTGATGTAAGGTCCATGTGATTCTTACCCAAGATATACCCTTCTAAATACGTGTGCATTGCCGTGCCTCTCATGGCACTCACGTCACGAATCCGGTCTGCTTGCTGGGTACCTACCCTCTGTTTCCACTCAGCCAATTTAGCTTTCTTTTCAGGACTCTGAGTCGCTGACAATATCGTAGTCACAGATGGTAACTTCTGACCTGTTATCTCGTAATGTCTTTTACCTTCTACCGATGATCTAATCGATGTAGGATATTCAAATTTTTTATTCCAAATCATCAAACCTCTTTTTAATTTTATATTTTTTAGATCTTAATATCTTTACGTGCTCTCTCCAGGCCCATGCACTAATAGACCCTGCTACACCCATTAACCATAAATAAAATTTATATTTAATCTTTGTCATGTGTTAGTATCCATCTTACCATAGCAGTTGTTGGATCGTACCCATCAAATTTAGCGCTGCACGCAGATAATAGTAAACAAACAATACCTATTTTTAATATTTTCATTGTTTTACGATCCTTTTATAATCATCTAGATTAACAACATTTAAGTTATCAGAATAGTGATCTATAACTTGTTGTATCTTGGGTAATTTCGTGTGTGCATATGGCCATAACAATCTACAAACATAATACGCATCTCTAAAAGTACATCTCCATCGGTACTGCATCAAGTATTTTGTGCCGTCAACACGTTTACCTTTTCTAGGTTTATCGGTTAAAGTTCCAACACCTAATACTTCATGCACCCATAACAATACACTATGATCAGTCATGGTTATCTCCATCGATAGTCTTAAACTATTCGAGATTCGATAACCTTTGCCTTTGTGTTTCTTTTTCTTTTCGGGACCACGCTTAAAATGTATAGATCCCTCACCATCAAATAGCCCTGCGATATATGCAATATCTTCAGTGCTAATCATTAGCTAGTCTCTTCTCGTATGGAGCACTATCTCTAAGTCTAGCTTTAAACTTTTCAACTTCGTCCTCCTTCCATGCATTTGCTTCTTTTAATTCAGATTCTAGTTTTTTAATCTGAGCGCCTGCACGTCTACAAGTATCTTGTAAGAATTTAATCTTACCTTCAAGAGCTTCGACATTTTCTCTCAAACTTTTAATTTGGGTTTCTTTGTCCATCAGCATCTTCATCTACCTCCTCTTCTATTTCACCTTGGTTGTTGCAAAAGTCGCAATCAGCCCATTGTTCTTCTCTGACCTGTTCGTATGGGACTCGGACAAATCCGTTTCCATTACAAACAGAACAGATTACTTTACGCGTTTTTAAGTTTGCCATTTAACTTCTTCTCTTTCTCATTTACTAATAATGTTATTGTTTGAGATCTACTAATTGTCATCTCAGGAATCATAACTTTCCTTATCTTGTCTATTTTATTATATGTATCTTTTGGCAGTGATACATTTTTATATTTGCTTATGTCTGTCATAAACTTTATACTCCTTTCTTAGATTTAAGATATAGGATTTATCTCATAACTTACAATAGGTGTCAATGAAAATATTATTAACATTAATTATATGTTCTAGCATAGCAGGTGATTGTATTGCCCCATACCAATGGCCAGAAACATTTAGGACCAACTACGATTGTTTGATGTTTGGTTATGAAGAGTCCATGAATAAACTTAAAGAAGTCGGTAGAGAAGATGTTAACAAATATGGTATGTTTATTAAATTCTACTGCGAACCTATAAATACTATCTAATCATATACGGTGTATAGATCTGTGTGCACTGTACTATACACCGTCCGGTTTTGGTCGCTACCCTCTCGGGTCATAGCTAACGTGAGTGACTTAGCGCGAAGCTTTTGTATCGACGCCTACTAACCGGTAGTTCAATTCTCTTTATTCCACATCCACAACATAACAACAGCAAGAAGTATTGGTAAACTACTTACAAACACAGCCAATAAAATCTCCACTGCCATCCTTCATCACGTGCACATTATAAGGTGCATCATAGTATGTTGTTAGATGCAATCTTAAAATATCACAGAGATCGAAACAATCAATTTCTGCCATAATTTCAATGCCTTGCATCATTTCTTTAGTAACAGAAACTAAACTATATAAACCATCGTTTAGTAATATTAGATCCATTACTTTAATTCAGATAACTGTCCACCTACCTTTGTACCCCACTCTAAAATCTTTTTTAGTCCAGGTGCAGACACTTGTATATCTACTCCGTAGGGTCGCCATGCTCTTTTCATTAGATTAATTTCTAATAAAAGATTGGTCCACTGTTTCTGATTAATACCTTTCGGTGTTATCGTTATTATTTTTTCTTTCATACGGGTAATATAATATCCCATAAAAAGATGTCAACCATTATTTTCCTTGGCCATTATATTTTTTAAAGCTACGCCGCTTCGATTTGTTCATTTTGCATTTACTAGGATTACGTCCAATTGACGTTTTGTGAAACACGGGTACGTGTGCAACCTTTGCATATAAACCTTTAGCTTTCGCCATCGAAATATCCTTTTAATTTATCTGTTGGTGACAGTGTAGGCATGTAAGTTATTTTACCATTTACATGTTGTTCTAGATCAGTTCCACAGTTCATACATCTATAGAATCTTCTAGTTATACCGACCAACATTGTGTATTCTTCACAGTCAGGACAGATACCATTAACTATCTCTGTATGTATCTTGATTGATTTTTTTTCTGTCATACGCTTTCTTATTTCTTACCACTATCTGACGGTAACGTCTATCTCTTAAATGTTTTGCAACTTTATTCGAGGATGAGTTTCTTAATACTTTTGCTACCATCAATATTTGACTCTAATTCTGCCATAGACTTTATGCATTGATACTGAACTTTTTTCTTTGTATCACGCATTGCAATTCTTTTACCTTTTAAGCACTCGGACATAGATTGTTGAATTCTGTGTTCCTTAATCTCTCCTTGTACAATCATAAGTAGGGCTACCACTAACTCTGTCATACTATCTTACCTTTGTTTTCACCTTGCTTGATAACATATTTTTGTGTACCATGCTTGCCAGTTTCTACTTCTTTTTTTAAATCTTTTACATAACTCATTTGTTTTGTTGTTCTATTTATTTCAGCTATGTAATCTAAAACTTTTTTAGTGACTCGACCCGTTGCCATTCTCTCTTACCTTATCTTTTAATTCTTCGATGTCAGTTAATGCTTTTTCTAATTGTGACTGTAAAAATTCTATATTAACTTTGTTTGTCATATTCATCTCTTGAGTCTGTTCCATTTTTTCTACAGTCTTATAAAGATCCTCGATTAAAAAATGTTGCTCCTGATCCGTAGGGACCTGCTCAGATTTTTTTAACAAATCATTTTCAAACAATTCACGTGATGTCTCTAACGAAACTAACCTTGCAGTCAGCTCGGTATAAGCGAAGACGCCGGCTGCGACGAGCAAAATCAGAGAGGCGACCGTTTTCATCGGCATCTGCACAGCCGCCGACTCCGAAATATTTAATGGTTTTTTTGACATAAATTACCTAGTCCATAACCATTCTACTAACTTTTTCCAAGGCCAGCAAATGATATCCCACACCCATTTAATTATTTTTTTTATCATATTTTTATCCTCCTTAACATTTCCATCTTCTACGAGCTTGTCTTAATCTTGAATTAGGATCAGCTGCAGCTTTTGGAAATTTTTTCATTTGACCTGCTGATCTAGCGCAAAATGATTTTCTACGTTTAGCAGCTTTTGATCCTGGCTTTACTTTACCAGTAACAGCTGTTTGTAGTTTTGAACCTGGATTTGCTCTTCTATAAGCAGCAACACCAGCTTTTGTCATTCCTGCTCCAGACTTTGTAGATCTAAAATTCTTTTTATTTCGAGCTGGCATAACATCACCACCTCTTTTTTTGGTTAATATAAATGTAATTTTTCCACCTTTTGTAGTTACTTTTCCGCCTGGGTTTTCTGCCCTACCAACTTGACCCTCTATTCTTATCTTTTTATTACCTTTTTTTCCAACATTAAAATCTTTGTTATAAGTTAGATTTTTTTCTTTAACTTTAAATTCTTGTGATCCACTTTTGTGTGTTGATTTAGTGTAGTCTAGACCTAGATTACCAAAACGAGTATAGGCATCTATTCCACCCCCTTGTTTATCTATTGTTTGTTGACCTGAAGTAGTTTGTTCTTTTTTTAAATAAGGTGCTAAAGTTACACCTTTACCCTTATTAAATTTTTTGATGGTTCCACCAAATGTTTTCTTTTTTACATCTGATAATTTATTTTTTAAATACATTTTTGTCATTCTATAATCTGTTAAACTTCCTCTTTGAATATCTTTTTTAAATAGTCTTTCTAAAGTCGGCATAGGAGAAGGTAATTTACCTTTTTCTTCCGTCCTAGCAGCTGCTCTTCCCTTTCTTGTTCTAACTTTGTGAACTTGAAAAGAGCTGCCTTTTTGTGATTGTTTTTTTACTGGAATAATTACGTTTTGAGCATCAGATGCTCTAATATTATATCTGCTTAAACTTTTAGTTCCTAGTCCTATTTTTTCTGCAGCCTTTTTAGATTTAGCTGATGATTTTCGATGTTTTATTTTTTTTAAAACATCTATTAACTTTTTTCCAGCAAATTTACCACCAGAAACTAAAAGTTTTGTTTTACTCATTTTACGTAAATGTAATTGTTACACCTGCTGTACCACCAATTGTAGCATGAATACCATCAACAAACAAAATACCACTACCTGGTAAATAAAGATCTAGTCCTTCAGTACCAAATAAATATGTTGCGATTGTAGTTCCAGATGCACCACCACTTTTAAAAATAATAGAACCACTTGCGTTACCTTTAGCTTGTATCGAAGTAAGTCTTGCTCTTTTATTTTGAGCTACCATTTGCGCAGTAGATGTTGCATGGGCACTCGACTGGTCTGATGTAAAACTTCCGCCACCTGACATAATATTCTCCTATAGTTTGTGGCTCCCGAAGGAGCCACTAATTAATTATTACGCTGCAAATGCAAACGCACCAGTAACAGCTGCTGCTGCACCAGTCATTTCACTTGCAATATGCCATGTTCCATCTTCAAAACACATGAAAGCAATTTTACTTCCAGTTGTAAAACAGTTAGTTGCTGCGTCAGCTGGAGTGAATACTAATTGTGTTTCACCTGCTGCTGAAGTATCAAAAGTTACTTCATTTGAGTTTCTTGACTCAATTAATGACCCTGTTGCCCAAACGTCAGATCCTGCTGCATTAAAAGTCAGAGTAGCAGTTCCGCCTGCTGTATCTTTTGATTGAACGTAAACCGCAATCGCACCTCTAGTTGCTGCTGGAAGTGCCACAGCACATGCTGCTGCACCTGTGTAGTTTACAACTGCAATAATCCCATCAGCGATTGCAATGTTTGCTGCTGTTGCTGTATCAGCTAAAACTAAACCTGTAAGATCAGGCATGCCTGAACTCATTCTAGTTGTTACTGCACCTGTTGTTGCATTTTTGGTAGCCATTTGAAAGCCACCTTCAGACCTTACCGGTCCGTTAAAAGTAGTTGATGCCATAATTTTCTCCTTTGTATAGCGTTCGTTATGTAGTCTCTATACCGTCTGCCTAGCCAGTCTACATAATAATTATTTTTCTAGGTCTTAATATTATACATAAAAA